AATGCGAACAGTAAAGCCACTAGAGAAGAATTAAAACTTCTACAAGGAACTTTATCAGCTTTGGGTCCTGGATACCAAAATATGTTTGATGAGGTATTTACTGCTGGTACTGTAGTAAGTGATGAAACGCAACAGCTTGCATCTATAAACGGGAAAACATATGATTTAGTAGCAAAAGCTGCCCATGAATTTGAACAAGGTAATGTTGAAATGGCCCAAATGTATGCTGAGCAAGCTAAAAAAGCCGGATTAGCATTTGCTCAAAGCGATGAAGGCTTAGATCTTGCTGTTAAGGGTAGACTTGGTGGTGTTTTTGCAACGCAAGCACAACAGTTAGAAAAAGTAGGACCATTAATAAATCAAATAGAAGCATACATGGAACAAGGTGCCAATGGAGCTAAAAACATTTCTACTTTTATGGAAGCAGCAGACAAGGCATTTAGAGCAGCAGAGCAAGAAGTGTTAGATAGATTAACAATGGTAGACGGTGGGAGACCATTAATGCAAGCAGTAACTGATGTCGAATCTGAATTAGGAAAACTGCCTGGTAAAATTAATGAGTCGTTTGGCCAAATCTTCCTTACATTAGAGCAATATGCGCCTACATTAGCAGATAAATTAACAAGCTCAATTGCAGGATTAGGAGATGTAGCAACAACAGTTATGGGTATAGCTACACCTCAAAATGTTTTATCTCAGTTAGAAGAAGTCATTTCTGATGCAGGAGGACAGTTTAGTTTCCAAACAACCGATAGGTCAGGAGAAGAGAAAACAGTAAATCTAACTTTAGAAACAGTAAGAGAATTAAAAGCATTGATGTCAGGCGGAATGATTGATACTGAAGCATTAGAAAAATATATGCCTAAAGAGGAATATAGAGCATTATATGAAAAGTTAAATGAGTTAGGTATAGCAGAAGGAAAGATTATTTCAGAAGATTTGAAAAAAGCAATTGGAGAAATTAATGCTAAAGATATAAAAGAAGAGGTACAAGAACAATTAAATAGAACTCCTGAACAAACAGAAACAGGTAAACAAGAGGTAATAAACACCGGTGTAGAACTTGCTGCGATGGGTACTGAATCATTATTAGAAACCTTAGGTTTTAAAGAACTCATACCTAAAATAGAATCATTCAAAAAAGATATTCAAGATTTTAATTTAGATAATTGGTTAAGCGAGACATTTGATGGGTTACAAACTAAGTTTTTACAAACAGAATTTTCATTTGGTGATTTTGTTCCTGATATTTTCCAAAATATGTCAGATAAATTTGAACAAGAAGATATTAGTACTGAAGCAGGTAATTTTAATAAAAGTGTTTTTGATATTATTTTGAAAAATATCCAAGACCTATTACCAAATTTTGGAGCTTTACCAAATGCAAATGAAGGATTTGTACCTGCAGGTTTTACAAAACAACCAGTAGATATGGTAACGCCGCAAAAATTATTATTTCAAGAAAATCCTGCAACAGAACAACAACCTTTGCTAAATGCAGTAGATATTGGAAAAAAGTTTGACGGTATGCTTTTACAAGCAGAAGAGAAAAAACAACAAGCTATAGCTAAATTCAAAGACGAACAAGAACGTAAACAAAATTCTGAAGGTTATTATAGTCAGACAACACCAACGGTACAAGAAGATAATCCTCTAAATATAAAACATATACAATTATTAGAAAAAATGATAGCAAATCAAGAGCAAACTTCTACACATATTGGAAATCTAGTTGCAAGCTCAGAACGTCTAGTTGCAATAAATACTAAGATGAGAGAAAATTTTATGAACACTAATAATTATATAAGAAACTTAGACGGGTCATCGTTAGCATAAGGAACCTTAATGTCTTGGAAAAAATATTTCACGCCTGCTAAAAGTACAAGTGATTTTGATTTAATGAATGGAAGTTACAGTCCTATTAGCGGCAAAGGTTCTGGAAACAAAGTCGGACCTGCAAAATCAAATTATAATTCATTTTTACCAGATGTATATACTGGATCTCCTAACAGAGTTGAGAGATATGGTCAGTATAATGTAATGGATTTAGATTCTGAAGTAAATGCTGCATTAGATATACTGGCAGAATTTTGTACCCAGCAAAACAAAATTAATAACACTCATTTTGACCTTAAGTTTTATAAAAGAGCAACAAATAGTGAAATTCAAATTATTAGCCAATACTTACAACAATGGTATAAGCTTAATGATTTTGAAAATAGAATGTTTAGAATAGTTAGAAATACTTTCAAATATGGAGATTCTATTTTTGTACGTGATCCTGAAACTCATAAATTATTTTATGTTGATGTCTCAAAAGTGAATAGAATTATAGTAAACGAAAGTGAAGGGAAAGTACCAGAACAATATATTATTGAAGATATAAATTTTAATTTCACACATCTTGTAGCAACATCGGTATTACAGACAAATGGTAATGTCACAGGAGGTGGATCTGGCTATTTAACAGGCGGTGTAAGAGGTATGGTAGGTCAACAGCCAAACCAACCGGGATCGAGATTTCAAACTCAAGAAAAAGAAACTGCAATTAATTCAAATCATATTATGCACATAAGCTTGAGCGAAGGATTAGATAACAACTATCCATTTGGTAATAGTCTATTAGAAAGTATATTTAAAGTTTATAAACAAAAAGAACTATTAGAAGACGCAATTTTAATTTATAGGATACAAAGAGCTCCTGAAAGAAGAGTTTTTTATATTGATGTGGGTAATATGCCTAGTCATCTTGCAATGCAATTTGTTGAACGGGTAAAAACGGAAATCCATCAACGGAGAATCCCATCCAAAACAGGAGGAGGAACAAATGTTATAGACAGTAGTTACAATCCTTTGTCAATCAATGAAGACTACTTCTTTCCACAAACAGCAGAAGGTAGGGGCAGTAAAGTTGAAACACTACCTGGCGGAACTAATCTTGGAGAAATTGATGACTTAAAATATTGGACAAACAAATTAGTCCGAGGTTTAAGGATTCCTAGCAGTTATCTACCTACAGGTGCTGAAGATGCAACCAGTAATTATAACGATGGTAGGGTAGGGACCGCCTTTATCCAAGAGTTACGATTCAATACTTACTGCGAAAGATTACAAAATTTATTAGTAGATCAATTTGATCAAGAATTTAAGAGATACTTGTTAGAAAAAGGTGTTAATATCGATACTTCAATGTTTGATATTAAATTTACCCCACCACAAAATTTTGCAGCCTACAGACAGAGTGAACTAGATAATCAAAGGATTGGAACTTTTGGTCAGATACAAGCCATTCCGTTTATAGCTAACAGATTTGCTCTTAAAAGATTCTTAGGACTTAGCGACGAAGATATAGCAGAAAATGAAAGATTATGGAGAGAGGAGAATGACGAAACATTGAATACTCCTCCAGGAGATGCTGCAGGAGAAATGCGAGGAGCAGGTATTAGTAGTGCAGGCATTTCAGCTGATATAGGAGGTGCAGAAGACCAACTAGCAGTTGATGAAGCAGAAATGGGAGATGAAGGTACTCCACCTGAATCAGCTACTGATACTGATCTTGCAGGTGCACCTACTGCAGAAGCACCACCAGAAGGAGCCGCACCGCCGGTATAAATATAATATGATATTACGTGAATTATTTTATTTTAATAAAGAAAATTTAGAACTTGAACAAGATGATAGATACGAACCCCAGTATGACAAATCTATTGTAAATCTAGACGATACACGGAAAACAAGATTAACTTTAAAGCAAATCAATCGTGCTAGAAAAGCAAGCGAATTACATGATAAAGAAAAAGCTAATGAATTAGACTTTGTTCGGCAAATGTACGGGATGGCAGCACAAGCTGAAGGCGCAGGAATTTAGTTTTGGCAAAAGTAGATAAATCACTTTATACAAAAACAGAATGGCAAGTAATTAGAGAGCAACGAAGGCAAAAAAAAAGAAAATTTCTCAATATGTGAACAGAAAGACTTTTACAAAAATTGCATTTGTCATAGGTAATGGTGTATCTCGTAAAGGCGTAGATATCAATGAATTAAAAAAATATGGCAAAGTGTATGGTTGTAATGCTATTTACAGAGAATATATAGTTGATTATCTTGTTGCAGTTGATGTTAAAATGGTTTTAGAAATTAATAAAGCAGGATATCAAAAACATAATTTAACTTACACAAATCCAAATAAAGCATTCTCTGCTATCAATCATTTACAATATTTTAATCCAAGTATGGGATGGAGTAGTGGTCCTACTGCTTTATGGTTAGCTACTACCCATAATTATTCAGAAATATATATTTTTGGATTTGATTATAAAGGATTGAATAATGGAAAAAATTTAAACAACATCTATGCAGATACAGTAAATTATAAAAAAAGTACAGATGGCGCAATTTTTTTTGGTAACTGGTTAAGACAAACTATAGCTACAATACAAAAAAATCCTAACACTCAATTTATAAGAATTATAGATAAAGACACTTATATTCCACTAGAATTTGAAAAATTACCAAATATTAAACATTTAGATATTGAAACATTCAAAAAAATTTTTAATATTTCTTAAAATACGTGGTTTTTTGGCCTTTATATAATACTATTATTGTTAAATGTGTAAATAATACTAGACAGCCTTGCGTTTATAGGAGAATCAAATGGCACAAGATAAATTTCAAAAAATGTTAGAATATCTTGTTAATGAACAACAAGATAAAGCAGAAGCACTATTTCATGAAATAGTTGTAGAAAAATCAAGACAAATCTACGAAACAATTTTAGCAGAAGAATTAGAAAAAGACGAAGAAGTTGAAGAGTCTGACGACGAAGAAGTTGAAGAGTCTGACGACGAAGACGAAGTAAATGAATCAGAGCATGAAGACGAAGAAGTCGAAGAAGATTTTAACCTAGATGAATTTGAAGTAGAAGCTGACGACGAAATGGGTGGCGATCCTACTGATGATATGGGAGACGACATGGGTGGAGACGACATGGACGCTGACATGGGCGGAGATGACATGGACGCTGACATGGGCGGAGACGAGCCTGTGACACAAGATGACATTAAAGATCTTGAAGCAGAATTAGCAGACTTAAAAGCAGAATTTGAAGATCTATTATCCCAAGGTGATATGGGTGACGACGAAGAAGGCATGGACGACATGGGAGACATGGGTGACGACGAAGAAGGCATGGACGACATGGGAGACATGGGTGACGACGAAGAAGGCATGGACGACATGGGAGACATGGGCGGAGACCAACCAGAGGAAAGTTTTGAATCATACAAAAGCTCAGCTGAACTTATGAGAGAATATGTAAACAAGATCGGCGGAAACCAATACAATCAATATGGAAAAATGGGCGATAATGGTACAAATACAAAATCTGTAGTAGCTGGAAAAAATGACATGGGTGGTACAACTCAAAATATTTTAAGAGGCGATACAGAAGCTGGTGTAGAAGCTAACAAAGGCAATCTACATGGTAATCCTGTAAGTGACCAAAATCCAAAAGACATGAATACAGGTAATGTAAATGTCCCAGGCGGAAAAGCTGCAAAATCTTTAAAAGCAATGCCAAAAGGACATGGAGCAGAGAAAAAAGGTTCAGGCGATACAGCTCCAAATAAAAAACCAATTATTGGTAAGTAAGGAATAAGGATGAATTTATTACGAGAGCATTTAACATTTGATCAAGCAAGATTAGTGGTAGAAAATAACAATGAAGGCAAAGACTTGTATATGAAAGGAATTTGTATACAAGGAGGTGTTAGAAACGCTAATCAAAGAGTCTATCCTGTGAATGAAATAGGCAGGGCTGTTAAAACTCTCAGCGAGCAAATACAAGGTGGTTACAGTGTTCTTGGTGAAGTAGATCATCCTGAAGGACTTACAGTAAATTTGGATCGTGTATCACATATGATAACAGAAGTATGGATGGACGGTCCAAATGGTTACGGAAAATTAAAAATATTACCTACCCCTATGGGACAAATAATTAGAACCATGTTAGAAAGTGGAGTAAAATTAGGAGTTTCAAGTAGAGGTTCAGGTAATGTAAAAGAAGATGGAAGTGGAGAAGTAAGCGATTTTGAAATTATTACAGTAGATGTAGTAGCTCAACCGAGTGCTCCTGGAGCATATCCAACTCCCATTTATGAACACCTAATGAATCGTAGAGGTGGGCTCAAGGCATATGAATTTGCACAGGCAACAAAAGAAGATAAAAAGGCACAAAAATATTTAAAAGAATCGTTGGTTAACATAATCAACCGACTCCAATAATAGGAGAAATACATGTTGGATGCACTAAAAACTTTATTTGAAAATGACGTAGTTTCTGATGAAGTGCGCCAAGAAATTGAAGAAGCTTGGAACGCTAAAATTAAAGAAAACAAACAAAAAGTTACAAGTGAGTTAAGAGAAGAATTTGCAAAAAAATACGAGCATGACAAAAATGTTATGGTTGAAGCTATTGATAGTATGCTTGCAGAAAGATTAAATGCTGAAATGCAAGAACTTGCAGAAGACAGAAAGCAGTTAATAGAAGCATCAGCCAAATATACTATTGCAATGAGAGAAAATGCAAATCTTTTAAAAACATTTGTAGCAAAATCACTTGCTAAAGAAATAAATGAGTTGCACTCAGATCAAAGAGAAACTGCAACAAAATTTAAGAAATTAGAAGAGTTTATTGTTGATAATCTTGCGAAAGAAATTACAGAATTTCAAACAGATAAAAAAGATCTAGCCGATACTAAGGTTAGATTAGTTAGAGAAGCAAAAAGTCATTTTGAAGCTATTAAGAAAACATTTGTCCAGCAAAGTGTTGATAAAATGTCTAAAATTACAGAAAAAGTTCTTACAAAAGAAATTGGTCAGTTAAAAGAAGATATTGAATCAGCTAGGAAAAATGATTTTGGACGTAGAATCTTTGAAGCTTTCTCAATTGAATATATTAATAGTTACTTAAATGAGAAATCAGAAACAAGCAAACTATTAAAATTGGTTAATGCCAAAGAAAAACAAGTAGTTGAGGCTAAAAAAATTGCAGCCAAAAGCAAAAATTTAGTAGAACAAGCTAATAAAAAATATTCAGCTTTACAAAACTCAGTATCAAGACAAGCCATTATTAATGAACTTGTCGATCCATTAAATAAGGCACAAAAAACAATTATGCTTGATTTGTTAGAGTCTGTGCAGACAGATAGATTACGTTCTGCATTTGACAAATACTTACCAGCGGTAATTGAAGAAAAAAGTATAAAGAAAAAGGCAGTAATTACAGAAGGCAAAGAAATCACAGGCAATAGAGAAGAAAAAACAAATACAACTAGCGCAAGCGATAACGTCATTGACATTCGACGGCTTGCAGGACTTAATTAAGGAGAAATTAAATGTCAGAACTATTAACAAGTCGCTGGCAGGATACAAGACAAGCACTATTGGAAGGCCTACAAGGCACAAAGAAAAGTGTAATGGCTGCTACATTAGAAAACACAAGAAAATATTTGGTAGAAAGTGCAACAGCAGGCGCAACTTCTGCCGGTAATGTTGCTACATTAAACAGAGTTATCCTCCCAGTTATCCGTCGAGTTATGCCGACGGTTATCGCTAATGAAATTGTCGGTGTTCAGCCAATGACTGGACCAGTAGGACAAATTCATACATTGAGAGTACGATATTCTGAATCACATAATGCAGATGGTACAGCAAATGACGTAACTGCAGGTGATGAAGCGTTATCACCATTTAAAATTGCTACAGCTTATTCAGGAGCTGATAATGGTAAAGCTGCTCAAACTGCTACGTTTGAAGGCACAGCTGGTAGAAAAATGTCAATTCAAATCTTGAAGCAAACTGTTGAAGCTAAAACACGAAAGCTCAGCGCTCGCTGGACATTTGAAGCTGCACAAGATGCTCAAGCACAGCACGGAATTGATATCGAAGCTGAAATTATGGCTGCTTTAGCTCAAGAAATTACAGCTGAAATTGACCAAGAAGTATTAGCTTCTTTAAGAAGCTTGGCAGGAAATGCAACAGAAACATACAATCAAGCTGCAGTTTCTGGAACAGCTACATTTGTAGGTGACGAGCATGCTGCCTTAGCAGTACAAATTAATAGAGTTTCTAACTTGATCGCTCAGCGAACAAGAAGAGGAGCTGGTAACTGGGCTGTTGTTTCACCTCTTGCACTTACAATTTTACAAAGTGCTACAACAAGTGCATTTGCACGAACAACTGAGGGGACATTCGAAGCTCCAACCAATACAAAATTTGTTGGTACATTGAATAATGCTATGAAAGTCTATGTAGACACATATGCATCAGATGCAACAGCAGTTTTGATTGGTTACAAAGGTTCAAGCGAAAGTGATGCTGCAGCATTCTATTGCCCATACATTCCG